ATTAGAGAAAACTAATAATACTACTGGGTAAGGGATAAGTGACAAGTCACCAGTAGGGAAACACTTTATTTTTTTATAGGAGATTTATGAATTGTTGGCAATGTAATACAGAAATGATTTGGGGTGGAGATCACGATATGGAAGATTCAGAAAGCTTTGAAATGGTTAGTAACTTTAGCTGTCCTGAATGTGAGAGCCAGGCTGAGTTCTATACTAATAAAAAATGTATGGTTGAGGTTCAACCTGTTACTTTTATTAAGGAATAATAATGAAACATAATATTGAAGATTGTAAGATTAAGTTAAGAGCTATCTGGAGTTTGGCACAACAGATTAAGTTAGGTGTTAGAGAAGATGTTGTTATTGTAATGCTTGCTGAACAGATACAACAAGATACTGAATTATTAGAAGGTGAAGATGACAGTAACTAAGTCAGACTTTGATCCTACTATATTAGGACAGTATGAGTTACCACCTCATTTATTACATTTTCAGTGGGAAGGTAAGAATTGTGGATATAAGGTTTATCGTTACATCTTAGCAGAAATAATTGATCCGAATAAAATCAACTCAAGGGCTAAGACAAAAGATGATGAAGAAGGCATGACTCAAGAAGAGATTTGGACTAAGGTTAGGAATACCTTATGAGTGTTGAAGAAGCATTAAAGATTGCTAAAGAATTACAGTTTAGACAAACTCATAATAAGTTGAAGCATTACCGACCTTACGAATATCAAGAAAAGTTCCATAATGCTAAAGCAGCACAGAAACTATTGATGGCTGGTAACAGGATTGGTAAGTCATATTGCGGTGCAGCAGAATTATCCTTTCATTTGACTGGTTTGTACCCTAAATGGTGGCAAGGTAGAAGATGGGATAGACCTATAAGAGCTTGGGCAGGTGGTGCATCGAATGAAACTACTCGTGATATTCTACAAAAAGAACTCTTCGGACAACCAGATGATCCTTCAGCTAGGGGAACAGGTGCAATACCTTTAAGTCTAATTGGTGAGAAAACCAGAAAACCCGGAGTACCGAATGCCCACAACTCAGTTGTTATTAAACATGTTAGTGGAGGCTGGTCAAGGGTGGGTTTCAAAGCCTACGAGATGGGTAAAGAGAAGTGGATGGGTGAAAGCCTTGATGTTATTTGGTTAGATGAAGAACCACCACCGGAAATATACTCTCAGTGTGTTACTCGTACCGCAGATAAAGGTGGTATGGTGTATATGACATTTACACCAGAGAACGGAATGACTGAAACTATCGCTCAGTTTATTAATGACTTGAAGAGAGGTCAGTTCATGATGCAAGCAGGCTGGGATGATGCACCTCACATGACTGAATCAGTTAAAGAGCAAATTCTTGCAGCACTACCACCACATGAAAGGAAGATGAGAGAACAAGGTATTCCTTCTCTTGGATCGGGATTGGTATTCCCAGTACCTGAAGAACTCATCAAGTGTGAACCATTTGAAATACCTGAGCATTTCCCTAGAGTTTGTGGCATGGACTACGGTTGGGATCACCCTACTACATCTGTATGGATTGCGTGGGATAGAGATGCAGATATTGCTTATATATATGACAGCTATTCTCAAAGACAAGAAATACCAGCAGTTCATGCAGCAGCTATTAATGCAAGACCAAAATGGATTCCAGTGATATGGCCTAGAGATGGTAGGCAAGCAGACAAAGGATCTGGTACTCCACTAGCAGATCAGTATAGATCGTTAGGTGTAAACATGATGAAGGGAAGAGGAAAGACTTGGGGCGGTTGGTTTACCAATCCACCAGTAGATAATCAACAAGAAGGATCAGGTGGAGTTTCACTAGAATCTGGAGTTATGGAAATGCTAGAAAGAATGAAAACAGGCAGATTGAAGATATTTTCAACACAATCGGGCGTTTTTGAAGAATTAAGGATGTATCATAGGAAAGATGGAAGAGTAGTTCCATTTAAGGATGACTTGATTTCTGCCATGAGATATGCTGTGTTATCTTTGCGACATGCGAGGATTAAACACTCACAGCCAAGGCAGTATGAAGCTGACAGTAGTTTTAATATTTTCACATAGGAGAAATAACATGGGAGAAATAACATGGGCGGATTTGTAAGAAAAGTTTTTGCACCATCACCACCGGCATACACGCCACCACCAGCACCAGTTGCAGCACCTGCAGCGAAAGTAGAACCAGAAGCATTAGCACCGGAAGCAGAAGTTCCAGCAGCAATGTCAGAATCCATCAAGAAGAAAAAGAAAGGCAGATATAGTACACTTCTTACTGGATCGGAAGGATCACTAGGTAGTCCAAATATTGAGAAGAAATCTCTATTAGGAAATTAATATGGGTGCATTTGGTAAGTTAAATACACCAGTTGGCATTATGATGTCATCTATAGGCTCGAAAATAAGGAAAAAGGCTACAGCAGGTGGAGTGCCTGAAGGTCTTTGGAATAAGATAAAAGAAGATCACTCATCTAAGATAGGTGAGAAACCCTTTATGGATAGCTTTGTTGGTGGCATGACTACCAATCCATCAATAAATGCTACAAACGATGTTCAAAAATCTTTGCTTAAAAAGAAAAAGAACCGTACTGGTACTTTATTGTCTAAGACTAAAGAGTCCTCTGGTAAATCACTATTAGGAAGTTAATATGGGAAAGAAAACAGCACCAGCACCTTTTATGCCACCTGCAGATGTAGTACCGGAAGCTGTAGATCGTAAGGATCTAGACAAGCAGACACAGGAAGCTAGAGAAAAAGCAATCGCAGCATCAACATCTACAAAAGATGGATCTGCAGCACCTCAAGCATCTTTGTTATCTGAGAGAAAGTTCTGGGAAGAGCAGGAAAGTAAAAAATCATTGTTAAGATGATCGAGTTAAGACCGAATGCAGGACAAGAAGTTACAGATTGGATTACAAAAAGAGTAGGGGTTACAGCTCTTAGTGATTGTACTAATTTTGGTTTTTATGAAGAGGATGAATTAGTTGGAGGAGTGGCATTCTATGAATACAGAGTACAAGATATTGTGTTTTCAGGTGTCATGGAGAAAGGGAGTTTTAATAAGACAATGCTAAGAACATTGTTTAACTACCCTTTTATTCAATTAAATTGCCATAGAATTACTGCCTATACAGAAATAGACAATAGGCAAGCAAACTTTTTCTTAAAGAGATTAGGTTTTAAAAAGGAAGGCACTATGAGAGAAATCTCAGAGCGACTAAAAGATATTAATGTTTATGGTATGCTAAAAAAAGAGTGTACTTGGTTATAGGAGAATATTATGGGAAAGAAAACAGCACCTTACACACCGCCACCACCGGTTAATTATGCACAAGAATCATTGCAAAGAAAGAAAGAAGAGTCGGAAATGGATGCAGAAATTGTATTAGAAAGAACAAAAGCTTTGACTAAGAAGAAGTCTGGCAGATATTCAACACTACTGACAGGTGGTGAAGGCTTACAAGACGAAGCAGATGTTAAGACTCGATCACTTCTTGGATCGGGAAAGAAATAGGAGAACATTATGGCAGTAGAGCAAATTATTAAAAGGCTTGGAGCATTAGAGTCGGCTAAAGGAACATGGACAGATCACTGGCAAGAGATCCTTGACTATGTAATGCCTAGAAAAGCAACAACTACAGTAAGATATTCTAAAGGTGCAAAGCGTACTGAAAAGTTATATGACTCTTCTGCAATCCATGCCAATACATTATTAGCTGCATCATTACAGGGAACACTAACTTCAGCATCATTACCTTGGTTTCACCTAAGAGTAAGAGATGAAACACTGAATCAACAGCGTGATGTTTCTGTTTGGTTAGAGGATTGTCGTAATAGAATGTATAAAGCGTTTAGTACATCTAACTTTAATACTGAAGTACATGAGTTTTATCTTGATATTTGCTCTATTGGTACATCTTGTATTGAAGTAGAAGAGAATGATGGAGATCTAAACTTTAGAGCTTTACATATTTCCGAGTATTTTATTGCTGAAAATCATAAAGGACAGATTGATACACTATATCGTAAGTTTGAATATTCAGCTAGACAAGCAAAGCAGAGATGGGGTGATGCCTGTGGAGCTAAGATTGACGATGCGTTTAAGTCCAAACCAGATAAAAAATTTGAGTTTATACATTGTGTAATGCCAGCAGAAGAATACGAAGGTAAAAAGATCACTAAATTACCTTGGGTTTCTGTATATATATGTATAGAAGATAAAAACATTGTTCATTATGGTGGTTATAACGAAATGCCATACCTTGTAACACGATGGTCTAAGGCTTCAGGCGAAGCAGACATCAAAACTCTGAACAAAGCAGTGGAATTAGGTCTTAAAGCATGGGCTAAAGCTATTGATCCACCACTTCTAGTAGAAGATGACGGTGTAATCGGTAAGGTTCGTACTACTCCAGCAGGTATTACTGTTGTTCGTAGAGATGGAGCTATTAAGCCATTAGATACAGGTGCTAGATTTGATGTATCTGACATGAAGGAAACAGAATTAAGAGGTGCTATTAAGCAAGCATTCTTCTCAGATCAACTAGAACTCCAGCAAGGCCCTCAAATGACTGCTACAGAAGTGCAAGTTCGTTATGAACTAATGCAAAGATTGCTTGGCCCAACACTAGGTAGATTCCAAACAGAGTTTCTAAACCCTCTTATCGAAAGATGTTTTTCTATTATGGATAGGAATGAGAAGTTTCTACCTGCCCCAGAAGCATTAGACGGTATATCTATTGATATTGAGTATGTTGGCCCTCTAGCACGCTCACAAAGAATGGAAGAGGCTGTAGCTGTAGAAAGATTGTATGAAATGGCGGCTAACTTGGCACAGATTGCACCAGAGGTTATGGATAACATTGATCATGATGCAGCAATTCGTTCTCGTGCTGAATTACTAGGTGTTCCGAAGAACATTATGCGTGATCCTCAAGAAATTGCAGAGCAAAGAAAAGCTAAGATGGAACAGCAGCAGCAAATGGCAGAAATGCAACAAGCTCAACAAGGAGCAGATGTAGTATCTAAGGTAGCACCTATAGCAGATCAGATCAATCCAGAAAATGTAGAATCTACACAAGCAGGGGTTGAACAAATAATGCAGTCATTACAATGAGTACAACAATAGCTAAGTTAAAAAAAGATTATGCTGATTGTTTCGGATCTATCTCTGGGAATAAAGTCCTAGAGGATCTGAAGTCAGCGTATCAAATGCGAGAATCCTATTCAAAAGGTGATCCGTATGAAACCGCGAGGAGAGAGGGCGAAAGAGCTGTCTATCTTCGTATTATTAGTATGTCAAATATAAAAGAGGAATAAGATATGAGTGAAATGGCCACAGAAACAACGGATAATGCTGTATTAGCACCTGTTGAAAGTGATAACCAAGATTGGCGTGAAGGGTTATCAGAAGAATTACGAGCAGATCCAACGCTTGCAAGTATCAATGATACTGAGTCAGCAGCTAAAACACTTATTCATCAGCAGAAGATGATGGGTAATAGAATACCTATCCCTAAGACTGATGAAGAAAGACAAGAGCTTTATACAAAATTAGGTCGCCCCGAAAGTGCAACAGATTATGAGGTTAATGTTCCACAAGGCTACGAACAATACTATCCAGACGAAATGATGAGTTCATTTAAAGAAACAGGACATCAGTTAGGCTTATCACCAGAACAGATGCAAGGATTGGTTGAATGGCAGAAGGGTTCAGTAGATTTTCAGATGAATCAAGAACAAACAGCTGGACAGACTATGGGTACTCAGACTGAGGAAGCCTTAAAGCAAGAGTTCGGTGCAAACTACGATAAGAACATGACTGCAGCCAAGAGAGCTTTAGCTGTATATGGCAATGATGCGCTATCAGAAAAGTTAGCAAATCCAGCTATAGGTAACGATCCAGATTTAATCCGACTACTTGCTAATGCTGGTAAGGATATAACTGAAGATTCAGCTACTGGTACAGCTAACAACTCTTTGGTAATGAGTCCTATGGATGCTAGAATGAGAATTGATCAAATCAACGATAATAAATCACATGCTTACTGGGATGCTACAAGCCCCAAGCATACGGATGCTGTTGATGAAATGAATCAATTATTTGCAAAAGCACATCCAGAATAAAAAAGTATGGTAAGATAATGCTCAAGCGGTGTAAAATCCGCTTATGCTATAGCTGCCCGAGAGGATAACAGCAAGGCAAATGGTGGTTCTCAAACTCGTATAGTCAGCGTAATAGACAGGACACCCGAAAGGATAATGACCGTTTTTATGTTTAATTATATAGGAGGGCATTATGTCCACTCAAATTACAACTGCTTTTGTCGAGCAGTATAAAAGTAATGTGTTGCACCTTGCACAACAGAAAGGTTCACGATTACGCGACTCGGTTC